CAAATGACCTTGCAGTAGATTCTGACACATTATTTGTTGATGTATCTGCAGATAAAGTTGGTATCAATGCAGGCACATCACCATTAGCACAATTAGATGTTAAAGGTGATGATGGTATATTAATTCGCACAATTACAAATGGTGCTGGTGCTAAGATTAGGTTCTCTGATGTATCACCAAGTCTAAGTCAAAATGGTTATATTACCTATAAACATCAAGACAGCGCATCTCCATCTGGAAATTATCAGGAAGGATTTTATATAAATGGTGATCAACCAGAACTTTTCCTAAAGGTAGATGGTGATATTCTTGCAGAAAGAAAATTAGGTGTTAACATAAATCGTGAACCAAATTATACTCTTGAAGTCAATGGTACTGGTTTCTTCCAGACTTCTATAACTATTGACAGTGACAATGACAACTCTGGTGCTCCACTTTATTTCCGTGGTTCTTCTACTAGAAGAAACTTTAGAATTGGTAACCAGATTGGTCATGATCGTTGTTTTGAAATTACAAGAAGTACAACAAACGGTGGTAGCTCATGGGATGGTACTCCTGCTCTACTCATTCGTGATGACCAAAGAGTTGCAATTGCAACATCATCGTTCAGTGGTAATGACCCAGAGGATAACACTCTAAGAACTTACACTCTAAACATCAATGGTGATGTTAACTTTAATGGTACTCTATTCCAGAACAATGGCGAATTCGTTACATCTAGATGGACTGAAGCAACTAACCAAACTGATATCTATAGATTATCTAAAGTTGGTATTTCACAACAAAACCCAACTTACACATTACAGGTTGGCACATATGGTTCTGAGAATGGATCATTCAAGGTTGCAGGTAACTCTGAATTGGATGGAACATTAAGAGTTGGTACATCCAGCACTAATAGAATTGATGTTAGTGGTTCTCAAATCAACATTCAAAATGGCAGCATATCTAATGGTCAAGTTACTAATGGATTGTTAGTCAGTGGTGATAAGCAGTACATTGATAGATACGGTGTATTCAAGAGAAACAGAGCTACAGTAAACGAAAGTGTAACTATCACTTCCTCAGATCGTTGTATGTCTGCTGGTCCTATTGAGATTGCTAATGGAGTTACTGTTACAATTCAAAACGGTGCCTACTGGTCAGTGGTCTAATAAATAACTAATATACAAGTTTATATAAAATGAGTAAAATCGTCGTCAGAGAATTATCTAGTCCAACAGGAAACTTGGAATTCCAAGGTGGTTTAACTATTAATGACACTACCAGTATTTCATATCCTGGTAGAATTGTTCAAATGAAACATAAAATGATTCATACCAGAACTTCATGGGGTAATCCTGGAAGTGATACTGGTAGTGTCAGTAATAATGTTCCTAATATGAACATTGATTTTCAATGTAAATTTTCTGATTCGCTTGTAATTATGGAAGCAAGAGTTATGGGAGATGTTCACCATAACACTATTTTTAGATATACTGTTAATGGTAATAAAATTACTACTGCAGCATACGATTCTTACAATGATGATGAGGGTGCTAACCGTTGGTCTGGTTTAACTTGTGCAGCATATGACGGAGCAGATAATAACAGCTCTACTCCTGGCGATACTTTTATAATGGTATATTATAAACCAGGAAATACTAACAACAATACATATAGAATTGTTGCTAGAAATGGAAACACAGGTGCTAATACAAATTATATGAACAGATGTGGATCAAGTAACGGACAGAATAGTTATGAATGTGGTGTTTCTAGTATTATCATGTACGAAATCGAGGAGTAAAGAATGGAAATCAAAGTAGATACGCTTCAATCTGATAGTGGTATACTGCAAATTGCAGATGGAACCCAGTTAGATTTTGGTGATGGTGGTGCATTAGTATTGCCTGGTTCTGTAGTTAACTTTGCTTACGTAGAGTACGATGGCAGAACA